AGAGTGTTTATCAAAACACCTAACGCTCAAATTCAGATAGTTGAAAATGTAAACGGCGGAGGGAGTGATATAATTATCAAGACCAATGGCAACATAAGTTTTGATGCAGGCGGAGACATATCAATGAAGTCTTCAGGATCAATTAGACTCGATGCTGATGTAAACGTTGATATAAACTCTGGTAATGAATTAAGATCGGAGTCTGGCTCTCAGACCTCTATATCTAGTGGGTCGGACTTAAGACTTGAAGGGGGTCCCGACATTCACTTAAACTCTGGTGGCACCGCTTCGCCAGGAACGGTTGTACCCCTTAAGCCCTTACTTAACGACTACAAAGACTAATGGTTAAATTTGATTTACAGACAGCGCAGTCCTTGGCTGGGTCAATTGGAGGTGGCGGTCAGGATATCCTAGGCGCCTTAGATGTTCAGTTTGGCATCCCAAGCTGCATGATGGATTTGGGTAGGGACTTACTTAGCTTACTACCCACGAATGTTCTAGGTGGTATGAGGAATGATATGGCTGTGGGCAGAAACGCAGCCGATGCAGTGACCAAAGCTTTATCCCAAAAACTTAGAAACTTAACTGGCATTATTGAATTTGATACAGACGAGGGGGTCTTTAGATTTGTATCAGACTCGTCTCAGTATGGTCAGGAGTCTGGAAGCACAGCTAACGCTCTACAAAGCTTTCTTAGTACTGCCCAACAAGCCATCGCGTTTGGATCTCAACTTTACTCTAATGTAAATGCGGCGATAGAGAGTGTAGAGGAGCTTGTTGAGTGTGTTAGTGGATTTGGTGAATACTTAGATAATCTTGGCGGGGAATCGGCTGAAAGCAGAGCGGCTAAAGCAGCAACAGACCCCGAAGCATATGCGGACATGATCTCGAAAGAGTATGGTCCTCAGATTGAGAGTGCTGTAAATGCAGCAAAGTTTAAACAAGCCGCTGACAAGACAATTTCAGATATAAATGACATTATCTCAGCGAGAATCAACGACCCGTCCCTTGAGCCCAAGTTAGTAACGGCTGACCCAACCTCTGCTGTAGGCAGTGTGTTCAGGCTACGTGCTGGACCTCCCGAGTCTAAAACAGGTCAATTCTTATTATCTGTTGACGGTCTTTACTATGACTCTCAAACAAGTGGCGTAGCCCCCGCTCTACTAGAGCTTAGTATTAGAGATGCAGAGCGAGACCCGTCCCTGGATTGGAAACTTGAGTTTGACCCAAGTCTTGGAGGCCGTGGAGCACCGGAGACTTTAAAGGATCTTAATACTTATTTCCATACCATTTTTGATCCTGCACTGATAGATGAGTCGGATCCGTTCCCGCAGTATTACGATGCTGATAACACTTTAGTAAATATCCTAGGTCAGAGGGATAGAAAGATTTTTGATGTATCTTCCGAGATTCAACAGCATATTGATGCGGGATCGGCTCAATCAATTATTGACAATCTCAAGCAGGTAATGATTTCTGAGTCTGCTAGATTTACAGATCAAGCAAATCGTAGAAAAAAACAGATTGAACTGGCTATTAAGATGCCTCAGGCACATGGTAAGGGTATCCTTTTCAGCCCCGGTGAAGTTCCCGTTAACGACTTCTCTTATCTTGCTGGCATAAATTATTCTCTGGATTTACAAAGGCAGAGAAACATAATTATAAGGCAAGACGAAGTGGATGGAGTTGTCCTCCCTATTGAGACCAAGTTTGCTGAAGTAATACGCAGAGATGACGGTATAAGCTTTGAACATCTCCGTGTCAGTCCTTTCCCTGATGGAATCACCATAGACAGTGCAAATGCCTCTGGGTCTACATCAGCATCAATAGCGGCGACTCCTCGACTTGTTACAGACAATCTTTTCGGGCTTTACAACTATCTTACTCTGGAATCGGTAGAGCCGTCAAGCACAGAATACCTATTAAGAAATAGCACTAAGGATGGCGTAACCTACAACGCTCAACTTGTTGGAGATACTTCTGAAATACTTAATAAGGGCTTAGGGGTGCTTAACCTTTCTGGAGTTTGTAGGCCAGATGCTCAAGGCTTTGTATCAGGAAACGGAACCTTTGCCAAGCTTCCCGCGATTCAAGAATTCCAAGACTTATTATACAGCAGGCAAGGAGCGACCTTTGAAACATGGGTTTACACCCCTAATTTATCATCAGCCGCTGCATACAATCATACTGCCGATGTCTCTGGCTTGTACCGCCTGATCCTGGCGAATGAGAATACTGGTAGTGGTATTGGATCGAACTCTCAGTCTGATATCCTTAACATGTCTCGTGATGATGGAGCGGCTGTCACGAGAGGTATGATCCTAGGGTTTACCAGGGACCGAAGATTTACACAGTCTTTTGCACCTAGTAACGAGGAGCCTAGCAACCCACCCGCCGCCGTCTCTCTAGTCATGGCTCCTACACAATCTTTCGATTTCTCCAGTGCTGGATTCATAGCTAATAGGAGTCTGAGTGAGACCTGTGAATCTACATCTTCTTGGAGGGGTCTAGTTGTCCCAGTTTCGGGCACTTATAATGACTTAACACTCTCCTCCTGCGCTACTTCCTTCTGTCAAATATCGGTAACGCTAAACCCCATAAAGAATGAGATTAAGTTGTACATGGATGGTAAGAACTTAGTTACTTCAAGTTACAACTCTGTTTTCGATGTTGAATCAACTGTCCAAACCCCCAAGATCCCGTCAATACCTCCCGACAATGCGTTTGAGTATAATTCTACTAATATAGTGGGAAGCTCTATCGAAGCCTATAAGTTTGGGCCTAAGAGGGATGACTATTTTACACCTTGGATTCTAGGAGGAGGTTACACTGATGGCAACCCCAATGGAGGATTTATGGGCGGTGAGTATGGCGGCAAAATAAGCGGCCTCAATGGGTATCTCGGTTGCACTAGATTCTATTCAAAGCCCCTTAGTGATGCGGAGGTACTAAATAATTATAACGCGACTAAGAGCTTCTTTAAAAATATTAAGATTTAATCATGGCAATACCTCAAGATACTCAGATTTATGGGAATCAGCCCTCAGTTCAAACCGCTAAACAGGTATCTACCAAAGATCCTAGTATTAGAGGGTTTGTCTATCCTTTGGAGAAAAATCCTGGAAATGGATACTTTTCTAAATCCACTGGTCTGAAACTTGTGAAGAGCATGGTTAAATCATTCATAAGGACAAACAGAGGGGAAAGGTTTATGCTCCCTGATTATGGGGCTGACCTTCAGAAATATCTCATGGAGCCTTTGGATGAAAATACATTTATGCTTCTTAAGGATGAGATTAGCAAGTCGGTTCGTAGATATTTAGGAGGCTTACTTTCGTCGAACAAGCTTCAAGTTTTTGAGACCAGTACTGGCAATCTTCTGGTGAAGCTATTTGTTCAATTGAGAGATTTGCAGTCTAGCAACTTTAACGTAGAGGTTAGAATCTGATGGCATTTAGTGGGACAGTTCAATCTGATTTTTTAAAGTTTATTCCTAACGAGTTAGAGAATAAGGAAAGGTTTATAGACTTCACTGCCTCAGACTTTCAAACCTTAAGACAAAATTTAATTTCATACACTAAGGCCAACTTCCCCTTAGATTATAACAACTTTAATGAGTCTGACTTTGGGATGCTGTTGATTGAGCTTATGGCTGCTGTTGGCCATATCCAATCTCACAAATCGGACTACTTAGCTAATGAGAATTTCCTAAGGACCGCCCGTGAGAGATCCAGCGTGAAAAAGCTGATGGAGCTAATAGGCATTCGGATGAAGGGTCCGATCTCTGCTGTTGCTAACGCATCTTTGTCCTTTACAGCGAACTCAGCGGTTAGTGGGCTATCTTTAACGCCTGCACAGCGTGTTGTTTCACTTACATCCCCTGAGGATGGGAAGCCCTTAACTTATACCTTATACAGAGTTAATCACGACGGCAGCATTGATCTTCAGAGCAATACCGAAAATCTAGACTTTACCTTTGCCCCCACCGCCACGCCCACAATAACCAGTGCTATCCTTTTAGAGGGAGCATTAGTGGTTGAGACCGGGACATTCACATCCCCAGATGCTGTTAAAAGTATAGCTCTTTCTCAATTCCCATACGTTGAAAAGAGTGCTCAAGTATTTATAGACGGTAACGATCAGACTAATGGTGTGTATCTTGAAGAAGATAACTTATTCTTTACTTCAGGCTCAAATCAGAAAGCTTTCCAAGTTGCAACTAATGGAAATTTTCAAGCTTCATTGCTGTTCGGAGACGGTACAACTGGACAATCCCCGTCTCAGGGGGATAGATATACTGTCACTTACCGAACTGGGGGAGGATCCAGGGGAAATATAGCTGAGAGTTTTATAAACGCAGAGATAGCAGGCACTGCTAGAGTTAACGCAGCAACCACGGAACAGTCGGTTACTGTAAATGTTCAAAATGTATCTCAAGGAACAGGAGGTGCTGGGTCAGAATCCGTAGCTAAGGTTAAACGGTATGGTCCTCTTAAATTTAGATCTCAGGATAGACTTGTAACTTTATCGGACTACAGAGCTTTTGCTAACAGTTTCGCATCTAATTACGGATCTACCGGAAAAGCAACCGCGAGCGTGAGACGAGCCTTCTCTTCAGCAAATGTCATCGACGTTTTTGTCTTAGAAAAGGCCACACCTACCCAGTTGAGGCAGGCTACTCAAGAATACAAAAAGCAATTATTGGAGTCGATGGAAGCCAAGAAGATGCTAACCGACGAGCCAGTTATTGTCGATGGACTTATTCGAACTTTGGATCTAAACGTTAAAATTAATCTAGATAAGAAATTTAAGAAAGATAAATCTGCCATAATTTCAAGAGCTAATACTCGCATTCTAGATTACTTCAATGCTGACAATCTTGAATTCGGACAACCATTCTCCCCAGAGGATCTAGTTAGAGTTATTTTAAAAGAGCCTTTAATTAGGTTTGCCACAATAAGTAATGTTGATAGGACGATTGAGGTAGACTTTAACGAGATAGTACAACTAAATAATCTTTCTATAACGGCTGAAGTAATCTAATGGCATCCGGCAAGAGTTACCTAACTTCTCAAAAGTATTTCAAGCCTAATTATTATGAGGCTATGAAGTATATCATTCCTCAGTATTTGACTGATGATGATATCAATACGTTTGGCACAGAAGTTGACCTTAAAGATCAGGTTATAAACTCGAACATTAGAACGGCTGCAAACTTCAATTCACTCATAAGTGTAAGTGCGGTAGAGTTTACTACCTTCAGTAGTATTAATACAGTAAGCGGGATATCCGAGTTTTTTGTAAAGCAGAATGATAGGACAAATATTACAGCAAGAGAGTTTGAGGATAAGATATTAACTCCTCTTGGAGTGTCGATCAACGATTACGCGACCAGTGCTGCCTTCTCGAATTATCTCTCAGGAACTCTTCTGCCTAGCATACTTTTGAACAATCCAACAGCTACTTTTGTTACGGGCCACACACCTTCTGCCACTCACAACTATCTCATAGAAAACTTATCATGGGCTTACTTGTTAAACACTGCGGGTGTCAATGGCACCTTTGACCCTTCAACAGCGGTTGTGGACGCACTGGTCGATACCGTTTATAAAGGTCAGGCATTTGAAACAGTTGACGGTGTGAAAGCCTTAACTGAGTTTCTTTGGAGAGATGGTCTCACAGGATACTATCCGGCAGTATTTGCCCCATCAACAACTACGTTTACCAGTGGAACTCAACAGTTAGATAACCTTAAGACTTGGATTGATGTGATTTACTCACCTCTTCAAGCCGATAGGGCAGACTTTACAGTTAGGGACAGGATTGAAGATTATATCGAGAACAGCTTACTAACTAATAATAAAATACCTAATGGTCCTTTTACAAAGTTTTTAAGAGCACTTTCTTTCTTCGCCCAGGATATAAACAATACCTCTGAGAAGATTTCTAGTATTTACGACATAGAGGAATGTCCTGATGAGTTCTTGCCTCTATTGGCTGAATTAATTGGATGGGATCTTTTCGGTACAGACCCCGCTAGATGGAGATTACAGTTAAGAAATGCGGTCGATATTTACCAAGTAGTGGGAACTAAGAGGGCTGTTCAATTAGCGATTGACAGCATCCTCCCTAAGGAGCAGTTTGGGATAGATACTTACATTTCTGAACTGTATGAGTCTTATGTTCCTTACTTAATTTATTATTCTCTAGCCACAAACTCAAAGTATTTCAAATCTCTTTCAGATTGGCCCGAATTATTGGCTAACCAGATGGAAGTTAGTGGATATTCTACGACTAGCTTGGATGAGAACATAAAGCTTTCTGTTGATGCAATCCTTCTAGAGACCTATCAAAGATTTGAAGACAAGTTTGGACCGATTCCTAATCAGGAAAAAGGCTTTAACTATCGAGGTAGAGTTTACCCTATCCCTCCATTTGAGGAATACCCTTACTATGTAAACTTTGAATTAACGCAAGATATAGTTGAGTTTATAAAGGATAGGCTTGTTTGTTTTGGCTGCACCTCAGATTTCGCTAATAGCTTTGAAACCTACATTCAGGATAATGCGCTAAACACAGACGATCAACCCAGAACTAGTAGTTTCTTACTATTTACTTCTGGCTACAATGATCCACCCAACCTAGGTGATTTAATTGCTAGTGGTTACAATGAGAAGTTTGATTACGCTTCTTTGTGGTCGGGTAAGTCTTCTCACTTTAGAATCACTTTGGATGCAAGCTCTTTTGATTTCAATAATCAAGACATGGACTCGTCATCTACTGGAGGTTCTTTCCTGGTGGTCTCCAAGCTGGCAAAGGACTTTGTCCCAGCACACTCCATACCACTGATAAACTTGGAACTGGCTTATACAAATGACTTAGGTTTAGTCGCGTCTACAGTTCCTTTAATTAGTCCCGACTATACGGAGAATGAGGCCGCAAACTCCAAGAATTACTTTACAAGCGCCGTATGTTTCAACACTTATATAAGAGGTGTTCACGATGATGGTGTTGAGATATCCAGAAACTTTGCAGACAACGTTGGTAGTCCGACAGTATTGAATGCAGTTAATGCTGATGAGTTAGCTAGAACGTCTATCCGTAGAAGAAATTATGAAAAACTTCTACCTAAGCAAGGATACTATGACAGGACAGGATTCAACATGCCAGTCGCATTTGACATGTTGTCTATCACTGCATCGGGAGCTATGCCTCTAGGTTTCATTCCTAGCTCACAATCTTACACACCTGTAACAGATCACGTAAACCTTCCTAGCATTTGGAACTCTTGTGAGGGCTTTAACTCAGGAAATAGTTATTACGAGTATGCGGTAAGTAATACATTAAACACGCGAGGAGCCTCTGGGGAGTTCCCGATTAACTTGGACAGAACAAAGGATAGAGGACAACTACCAGACATCTACGCGGTGATGCATAATGTAAAAGAAAGAGCGAAGGTCCTTGAAGCATCCTCGACATACACTGCCCCAAGCTTGTATGAGTTATCAGTTAGCAACGTTTATCAGTCGTATGCAAACTCTTCTACAGAATACGACGGAGCGTTCCCTAACTCAGTTGAAGACTACTACAACTTTTCTTTCGGGAGAGACTTACAAAAACTTTACCGAATCTATGCGGAGGAGTTCAATCAGCATCAACTAACGGAGAGAGTTCAGGACTTGGATGGACCAAACTTATTCTCACATGTATTTGGCCCAATCTTGTTCAACCACGACTTTGAGGAAATCATAAACATTAAGCAAGCTAGAATAGGCTTGCAGTCTTTTCTAACGTCCTCTTTATCTTCAACCATAGCACTAAGCCCAAAAAGTTCAGCTTTCTCAGGATCCCTTGCATACAACGCTTCAGCATCGGACGACATGTACATAGATACTTTTGAGAAAGTTTTATCGGGTGCTGTGAGTGGGGTTGAATTAGTGCATACTTCAGGATCCCCTGATAGCAACTCATTCTCTATATTTAAAATACCAAGTAGATTAAAGAGTAGCACGGATGATCCTTTCATGTTCGATAATACTTTTGTATTATGTAAATCGACAACTGGAGGATTACCTCGGGTAAGGTTCGACATGTTGAAGTACCCTATAACATCCGATAGGCCTATTCAAAATAATTTCTTACTTCCAGATCACCTACACCAAGCTAAGGTTAGACTGTTAATATCTGATAATGCTGGATTAAATTTAGGTGGAAGAAAGGTTGGGATGTGGATCCACACCAAGCCCGAGAGCGGTCAGATGTGGTCGTATGCTCGATCTGGGGGATGGGTTCAGCACACTGCTTTAACTAGCAGGAAGGATGTCCTTAACAAGTTTAGCCATATCTTTGATACAGTTAACAGGGAGAAGGCTGCTGTAGAGACGGAGTTTACGAACTATCAGTGCATTGATAATGTCGCTCTTAATAGGGAGGTATCTCCAGTCTCCAGACTCAACAGGGAAGATTTCGAAGAAATAGTCTTAAACTTTAATACAGACAACAGGTTAGTTGATCTTCCTAATGATTACAAACGGAGTCATACCCTCCTCCACAGAAAGGACCAACAGTATGTAGTAGAAGTCTTCCTGATTCCTACAGGAGACTCTGAGAAGTTTATGCTCTTAGATACTATAGAGGTCCAGGATATGACTCTGAAGAAGATGTCGGAGTTCTTCGCAACGGGCAGGTATCAAAATCCTCTATGCGTGTTGCCGGAACTTAAGGGTGGTTGCCCAGAGTTTAGAGTAGACTTATCTAAAGATGAATTAAGAAAAGTATTTAAATTCTTCAATGATATTTCTGGTAAGAATTCTAAGACAGGTCTGGCGTCTCGTAACAAGAACGAAACTGGGGCTATAATGGGAGCAGAAGGAGGTTCTAAACTGGATTACAGGTACAGAACTGAGTTCTTCTTAAGGACTCCTGTCCAGCTTCAGCATGTCCTTATAGATCAAATAAATATAGACGTATAATGTTTTTACAGGGTTTTGGAGAAGTACTGACAGATATAATGACGGTCAATCCCGAGTTGAGCGGCCTATCACAGGCTAGTTCAATCTTGGATACGTCGAACTATACT